TTACCGAGAGGTAAAGGACGTCGAGGGTTAGCAACCCTCGAGGGTGTCTGATCGCCTTTCATGGATTTATTTCATGTAAGTCGTAGGTGGTCTCCCACCCCTCCAGCAGGCGCTGAGGCCGGTTGTGTTTCATTACATGATATGGCCTTGGTCCCCTGATCAGGCTTCCTTAGAGGTTGATTACCTCTAGGTCGCGCTGACCTTGAGCTACAAGTGCCACCCCTTGGTCCCTCCATGAGGGGGTCCAATTAGGTGAGTCTTGAAAGGGAGGGGATACTGGGAACTCCTGTCATAAGGGCTATATGCCTAGACTAGGTGAGCGGGCGATCGCCGGCCAGCACCAAGCAGGGAGTGAGTCATTTCTCTTCTCTCTGTTTGGTGACTGTCCTGTAATCGTCATGTTCACTTCATCGAAGCATGTGCTCTTTGATAGTTGTTCCCGTATTCTCCCAATCAAGTGGCAGCGGGTGTTAGAACACTCGCGGATCATGCGCAGCCTTCTTACGAAGGTTCTGCTCATGGTTCAGGACAAGCTAAGCAAGGAAACCTGCATCGCTCTTCACCTTTATTGTCGTGAAGTATCGAGGCTGGTTCGGAGATCCGGACTACTGTTCACCGCTTTGTATTTAAAGCAGTGCTCAGCGTCCCTCCAGACCGCTTATGGTGGCATAAAGCGACCCCATGAGCTGTTGCCAGTCCCGGTGTCTCTCAATCGCTCTGGGTATCCGAGAATCATTCCTGCATTTCATAGAAGGATTATAATGCAGAAGAATGACCGGTCTGATGAGTTGGTAAAGCTATACTTATCTTTCTTCTCCCTTTATCGAATAATAAAGCGGGCGAAGAAGATTTCATATACTTCAACCTTCAAAAGTATAGTGGAGCCAACAGATTTAGAGGCCGCCTCAGAATGGTGTTCTGAGTTTAGAGACGAACTCTTAACGCTGGTCCGGCGGTACATACCCTTTGTCTCGGAAATCCCTCTTCATCAGGGGATTTCATGGGAACCGACTTGGAAGTCTTTACCCACACATCGGAGAGTGAACCAGTTGATGAAGGAGGTCTTGGCAGAGAAGCTTAAGATTGGCCCTCGGGTCGTCTCTTGCTTTCCTGCGCTCTTATTTGAGATGAACGCGTTCTCATTTCTAATGGAGCGAGTTCATGTATCAGAGGGTCACTGGTCGCAAGGTTGTTTGTGGCCCGCGTGTACGAGGTATGCTTTGGACCCAGCAAGCACCGCTTTGACAAACTGGTGTTTAGACCAGTTCGAGCGGGTTACTGGGCCGCAGCTACCGACCTACCACGAGTTGCAAGAACCCCCGATTTGTGGTCGTTTGGGTCAGTCGATTGAGGGTGGGGGAAAACGTAGGATATTCGCCATTGGTAACTATGTGAACCAACGGTTGTTAAAGCCCGTGCACGATTGGTTGATGGCGGTTCTCCGCCGGATACCAACCGATGGCACTTTTAACCAAGAGCAACCTTTGGAGCGCCTGGTGGGCGAAGTCAATTGCTTTTCCTTTGACTTGAAATCTGCGACGGACAGATGGCCGTTGCAGACGATGTTCGAGGTTTTGCAATGCCTCTTTGATCGGTCTTTTGCATCATCGGTGCGGTCGGCTTTGGCCTTGAACCTCTTTGAGGTGCCTTTTGTAAGGCGGCCAAACTCTACCGTATCCTTTGTGTGCGGCCAACCATTGGGGTACTACTCCTCGTGGCCCCTCTTCGCACTATCCCACCACGCTATGGTGTGGTGGTGTGCCGAAAAGGTATACCCGGGTGTTAAGTTCACCCGGTATGGGATTCTAGGCGACGACGTGGTCATTGCTGACCGTAAGGTCGCAGCCATGTATGAGCAAACTTTGTCTCGTATCAATGTTGGTATATCATACCAAAAGTCACTGATATCTGACACTGGTGCGGCGGAGTTTGCAAAACGGTTGCGGGTACGCGGCTTGACGAAGGACATCAGTCCTGTCTCTGTCCGCGCTTTATTAAACTTCTACAATCCATTTGGGCTTTTAGCACTAGGCCTTCGCTATAAATGCAAAAGGCTTAGTACCTTGGCTCGGATTGGAGGGTGTGGTTATAAGCAGCTGGCAAAGTTTGATAGACCGGACCAGTTTAATGTTAGACTGGCGAGGCTTCAATCGATGCATATGGCGGCCCTTCTAGGCCGTGAGACATTGGAGCTCTGGCTTGGAGGAGGCCTACCGCTGAACCCTTATCTTAGGCAGGTGGTCTGGAAGAAACTAACAGATCATCTACGTCCGAAAGAATTAAGGCGGGCCCCGG